CAATAGTATCAAAGTCTAAAGTAAATGTTGGAAACTCTGGTGCTGGTGCAGTTAGTAATTCTAATTCAGTATCCGTTAATGCTTCTTTAAATACTGCTAATGCTTTGGTTTTTCCGTAGAAATAACCACTTCTATTTAGGTCAAACGCTAAATTATTTAAGCCAATAGGTGCTAAACCTATTAAATCTGTTCTTCTTTTTAATCCGTTAATCCATAATTCAAAATTATTAGCTTTATATTTTAACGCTACTTTATTAAAATCTGTAATATCATTAACAACAAACCCAAAATCTGCATATTTAGTTCCGCCACTTGATACAATTCCTCTTATATTATTAGCTGTTCCATCATTTAAAATAACAACTCTATTAGCCGAGCTACCATCACTAAAACCTATATATTTAACATCACCATCAACTGCCAAAGCGGCAATCTCCGCATATAAAACACCCTCACTATCATTAAACAAATCAGAATTACCACTATTGTTTGCAATATCTTGTAGCCTTGTTGATGTTGCTCCATCTGTGGGTATGTAAGATGTTGCGTAGGGTAGTTGTTCTACTTGTGCGCCCCAAATGTAAGTTTCATCTCCGATAGATACATTTGTATTTGGTAAATCTACCCTTAAAGATACAAAGCTTGTTGGCGTAGTTGTAAAAGTTTTAGTTGTGCTTATTCTTTGCCAACTATCTGTGATTGTAAAATCTTTGCTATGAAAAACAACGTTATCTCTAATTATCCAAAGTCTTGCAGTTTTCCCAATAGTTGATGTTGTTCCTTTAATGTATATAGAGGCTGAATATGTTAGGTTTGTTACACCCGAAACAGAATACGACAAATAAGGATCTGTGTTTACTGCAGTCAATTTACTTGCGTTTGCTTCTTCTGATGGAGATAAATATCCACTTTCAACACTTGAACCTGACTTTAACCAACTACTAGCACTAAAATTCTCACTATAAGTAACCAAATTCGTACTCTGTGGTTCAAATAACCAGCTTCCACATCCACTATTAGGTACTACTTCTTGACCAAGATATTCTTTTACAGATACGTTGTCTATTGAGCCTATTGGACTTGACGAACAATTAAATGAAACCCTACCACTTGGGTTTGTGCCAGATGTAATGTATTCTGTATATGTTCCATTTGATGCCCTTAAAATACCTTGTGAACCACTTAAAACAATTTTTATTCCTCCTTGTGTTAGGTTGGATATTGTATAGGTTACTAAATATTGTTTGTTATCTTGAATAACACTATTTTGAAAAAATGAACCATCGCTTGTACCATCACAATTAGCAGCACCGCCACTTATTGTCCAATTTGAATTTTTTGCCCAATCACTATCTGTATCAAACGAGCCATTAGTAATCAACTCACTTCCCAATACATCTTGATAACTGAAACCCTCGTAGTTTATTCTTGGTAAGTCTGTATCATCTGTTACTTGCAATAATGATACGTTATCAAATATACTTATTCCAGTTCCACCAGTTATTAATGATATTGTGGTTGTGGTAGTTAACGCTACAAATTCTAATTCATATATTCCAGTATCTGTACCTAACTGTTGGTAAAATATATTTTGATATGGACTTGGGTTTCCACTACCAACTGCTAACCAAAAAGATGATGTTGTTGATATTCTATCAAAAGTTAATCTATATTTAGCGCCAATTATTGTAGAAACAGTTTGATATGCCCTACTATCAGTACCTAAATTTGCAGTATCATCTACTACTAATTGATTGTTTGATAAGTAGATATTTGCATTTATTGATGCCCAATCTTGCAATACTTCTTTGACTGATATGTTTGTTATGCTCATATCACAAGCACTATTTCTTTCTACAAATAATTGTGTACCACCAGATGCGATAGTATAATAAAGTGTATAACTACCATTTGCACTTATTGGTATAATTGCACCTCCACCTGGTCTTACCCTTATATTTCCAGATACATAATCAAGAATATCAAAAGTAACCTTATATGTCTTACCAACTGTAAATACATTATTTTGGTAAGCAAACTGATAACTTCCATCAGAAACACAATTTAATTTATTTTCTTCTATACTAAAAGTAGATGATAAACTCCAATCTTGTCCAACCTCAACTACTGATACGTTGTCTATTTTGCCTGAAAATCCTGAATTTTTAAATAATTCAAAAATATTAATGTCATAAGTACCATATACTGTATGTTCTCCGTTTGTGTTTATAGGTTCTGTGGTTACGCTACCAAAATCAACTCTAACAGAGCCATTACCACCATAATCAGATAACGTAAAAGTTACCTTGCAAGTTTTACCACTTAACCCACTTATTGGTTGTGTTAATTTTGTAGATGCTCCAGATACTGCAACTGCATAACCATTGTTAATACTCCATCCTATTCCTTTTGTCCAATCACTATCAGTTGCAAAATCTCCATTTGTAACTAACTCGCTACCCTCTTGACTAAAATCTCCGTTAGATACTTCTTCTGAACCTATTTCACTAAAGTTTCCGTTCTGTACTAATTCACTTGATAGTATCTGTACGTTTTCTACTAAACCTTGTGCATTAACTCTTGTTGCAGCACTACCTCTTTCAAAGTCAAAATCTCCACTTAAATCTTCTACAACTGATACGTTGTCTACTGAACCATCAAAACCACTTTGAGAACGTAATCTAAAAACATCACCATTAGATAAACCATACCCAGTATAAGTTCCGTTTTCAGTTAGACTTAAAACATCAACATTACTTCCCCCTAATCTAACTGCTAATGTTCCAGTAGTGATATTACTTACGGTAACTGTAACTTTATATTTTGTATTAGTAACAATACTTGCTTGGTCTAAATTACTTGTTCCTCCATCACAATTTGCACTTCCACCACTAATAGTCCAAGTACTTCCAACTGTCCAATCTGAATTAGTTGCAAAATCTCCGTTGGTTACAAGTTCTGAACCATATATATTCTCGTTAGGCTTAACACTTAAAATTCTACCATCATCATAAGCAGTAGGTGTAGTAATTATTGATGCTTTTTCTAATAAATTTGACATACCTATTCTATATTTTCTAATTCTGTTAATATTGCAGTTGTGCAAGTAGCATTTTCATAATAGTCTGCCCTTGCTTGTAATGTAACTAATAAACCCGGTACTGCACTTGGAAAAGCAAAACGATAATAAATGCTTCCCCATCCTATTTCCATTGGACTACCCCACCAACTTGTACTATAAATTTCGTTTGCCATTATTTCTTATTTTTTATTTTTACCTTTTTTAAAAAGGTTTTTAACTTTTCTATGTTTGCTTTTTTAGGTTTGTAAATCATAGTACCCATCCATTAAATGTTGCATCATTACTTGGGTAAATATCATCATTTACATTGTTGGTGTATTCTGGATATGTAGTTTGGTTAAAACTCATAAAGTCAATAAATCTTCTTGAATACCATTCTGCGTTTGTTCTTGCCTTTTCTACTAAAAAATCTATTTCGTTTTTATCTACCGATTGTGCATTTTCTGATGTATGCTTAAATACTCCACCATTCTTTATTTGATACGCTGCAAATGGCATATAGTTAGATTGTGCATACCATATCAACATAGGTACTATATAATCGTTTAAAACTGTTTTCCACCTTGCATTAGATGAATCATCTATATTAGGTATTGCAGCAGTTAAACCATCGTACATTTTAGTTCCCATTAATTGCTGAACATCTATCTCTTGTGCAATCTTAATAAACTGAATAAACTTATCAGTATCTACGTTACCATCCATAATTGAATTACGGATCAAATCAGTTCTATTTATAAATAAAGTTGTAGCCATATTTTTTTATTTGTATGCACCCTCATCAGGCATATTGATTGGTGCTATTTCTGATTCTCTTGTACCAGCTGGTTTAATATCGTATTTAGCTGGTATTTCTCTTGTTCTTTTATAGTCATCTAAATTTTCAGATGGTTCAGTTGTTGCTTTCATTCTATACAAAACCCTAACCCATTTATGTCTACAATAAATACCTCCTTTAAATTTGAAAAGCGAATAGTTCTGACCTTTATGCCCAAATTCATTATTAACACCTCTAAAACTTGCTTGGTCAATATCTTCTTTTCGGTATATAATACCATCTTTAGATAAACGCATCATATTCTTACAAAATGGTCTTGACTGATTGCCATCTTTCATTGCTTTAGTTGATCCTACAACATATTTATACCTTATCTTGTAATATTCAGAATCTAAATAGCTTTCAGCACTACCATTGTTTTTAGATGTAATTTCATCATATAGTTTTGTGAATAAACTTTTTTTCTTTTTTATACAAATAGTTGCCCAATCTTCATCACTAATATTTTCATCTGTGCTTAATTCATCAACTAATTCCCATTCATCACCAGCTTTTTCACCTTGTAAATGTTTTAAAATAGATTCACCCATTTCATCAGATAAAAAAGGTTCTTTTTCCATCTTAACACAATTAGGTACTTCTTTACCATCTTTTATCTTTGTACCATATTGCTCGTAACCATCCCAACAAGGTGCTTTAAGTTCTTCGTGTGTTTCACAAGGCATATAATATGTAACACCCTCTACCTCGTGTGCGTGATAACCACCACAACCCATTTCTTCTGCTACCTTTATTGCTTCCTCTTTGGTTTCGTATGCTTGTTTACCATCTATTTGCTTTAGGCTAAACTTTCTTTTTTCAACACCAGTTTCTTCCTCAATAGTTTCATCATCTTGTACTGACTTATCTACATCTGTAAATTCTAATGGTTGTAACGTTGTAAAGTATAGGTTTAAAGCAATATCATTGTACGCAAGTATATTATCAAAGCAATCAATTAAAAGTTCTTGAAATGGTCTTATAACTGTGTTATCCATAAGTAAGGAAGCAGTCTTTATTTCCTCTGCATTGTTACCTAAACCAGAACCATCTTTTATACCTAATAACATAGGCGATACGATACGATGTGCTACCATTATTTTTTGTGTACTTTCCTCACTTAAAAATTGGTATTGGTTATGTGCATCACTTAATTGTACTGGTGTTATTTCTGCTTGACTTTCTTTGTTATCGTTAAAAGCTAAAATGAATTTCCCAGCATTAGATGTTCCACTAAACTTTTGTGCTATCTTCTTTTCTATTAATTGTCTTTCTTGTTGGTTAGGTGTTCCGTTGTTGAAGTTAATCAACATTGATGGTGCTAAACCATTCATTATGTTGTTGAGGTGGTAATTAGATACTTCTTCTTCTAACTCTGCGTATTGTAACCCACCTTGATAATCTACTGGACTGTAATAATAGAAACCACTTTTATATGGTTTTATGTAGTAAATCTCTATACCCTCTTTAGACATTCCAAAAGCTGGTATTCTTAATGGATCATCACTACGTTTTATATTTGCCCAATCATCAAAATAATAGTATGCTGGTATTTCACCATTCTCATCACATTTTTCAGCACGTAATGTTTCAATAGGTATATGCTCTAATTGAACAATCTTACTTCTGTCTTTAGAATAAATTACTTGTATAGCAGCATTACCCATTAATTTTAAATCGTAACATACTTTTCTAACTACATCCTTTTTAAACAATGCAATCATTTGAGCATACTCGTTAGGTTTTCTGTTACTATCAGTAGCATTTAATCCTTTTCCATATATAGCTTGACTAATGCCATTAATAGCAGCGTTATTAGTAGGAGAACCATTGTATCTATCTATTAAGTATTGAAAATAATTGTTGTCTGCTCCATACTCAATCCAATCCTCACCATTTACTTCTTTAATTTCTGGACTTGTGTAGGTGCTTAAATTAACAAAGCCAAATTCTGATACCTTTGATGCTTTTACAAATTGTCCTTTACTGTTTCTTTGTCTTTTCATATTAAAAAGCTTTGCTTTTATATTACTATATATGTATTATCAGAGCCATTATAGGGTGTATATTGACCATCGTTTAAATCATAATAATCATTATCATTTTGGTCTATATCTTGGTCTGAACAAAATATTCTATCTCTATAAATAACACCACTTGCAGTTTCCAAAGTTAAATCATAAAAACGATTCTCTACTAAATTAAATACATTTGTAAATGTTAAATAATTACCTACTTGTGATGCAGTAGTAATATTATAAGTTTCTGCTACGTTTGTACTATCATCTCGTACAGTCATAACAAAACTACTTACATATTCTCTTGGTATTACAGATAACGTTTGTGCGTTTGCACTTGTGCTTAATATAATCATCAACTATATAACGTAAATAATTGGCTAATTTGTATAAATTATATTGCAAAAAAAAAGCACCCCATAAGGATGCTTAATTTATTAACTAAAATTAAATTTATGCAGTTGGATCAATCTGTGCTGAATCTCCAGTTACTGCTGCATCTAAAAAGTAAGGTGCAGTTTCTTCCATACCCTCAAAGGTAAGTGTGAAACCACTTAAATCTCCAGCTGCTGCTCCAGTTACTACTGTACCTCCAGTACATTCCATTCCGTTTTCAAAACCACATAAGAAGCTATTTCCGTAATAATCCTCTACAACTACATACGGTCTTGCTACTGCAAGTGTTTGTAATTCTGCTTGTGTTTTTGCATCTAAATAAGTTAGTGTTAAGTTTAAAGTTTGAGTATAAAAGGTTGTTCCATTTTCTCTACTACTTGTTACAGTAGTTTCTAAAGATGAATTTCCCTTAACATCAAATTCGTACCAAGTTGGACTACCAGCTATTGTAGCTTCTTTAGTTGTACCATCTACTGTTACAGATGTAATATCTCCATAATCAGCAAAATATACTCTTTTAATCCCTCCAAAGGCACTTTTACAAGGTATTTTTCTACCAGTTGTTAATAAGCAAGACATATATATATTTTTTTTAAAAAAAAAGGGT